GGAATTGTATTGTGCAACCAATGGTCTAATTTTGAATGTGGTCAGTCTTGTATCAAACCTACTGTAAACAATATTGTCATATTCTTTCTCAATCAGCTCATATGCCTTTCTACGGGCAAAGTGCATTGACAATGTGACATGATTGCGGTCTGGTGTAATCAGTTCTTTTGGATTCTTCTTTGCAATTCGGTCTTCTGCATCAAAGAATTCTTGTGCATACAATTCATTCTTCTCAGCCAACCATTTGATAGGTTGCAAAGTCTTTACAACATAATCAATATCATTCTGATTACCTTCATCCCAAATATAAAGATAAACATCAAGTTCATTCAATGATACAAAATGTTTAACCTCTTCAGCAATATCTTTAAATGTCCTAAGATGGCCGGACATTACTAACGCATTAGCCATATTTCACCTCAATCAATTTACGCCATTCAGGAACTCTATCATATTGGTGTACGATATAGTATGGTGTTCCCTTTGATGTAGTTACAATATCACCATTGATTGTTGGTGATGCTTCTAACAGTAATGGTTTGAATTGATGAATCTTAGATGGGTCAACTGTGGTGCCCAACTGGCAAGCCCAGCCATCTTCAGATCGTTTGTACAAACTTGTTTCACGGTACGGACTCATTGATACCATGAAGTTGAACGTAGATTGGTCGCATATAGGTATCGGCCGGTTTGTTGCTGATGTGAAGATGTTGATAGCCAAATCACGCATCGCAGAACCAGTACCAGCAAGAACGCCAACATTAAATATCTCATTGTTTTTAAAATTTTCGTGTACGTATGGGCCGTAGGTTTCTAATAGATTTTGGTCACCCCATGGTTCATCTTTGTATAAAATACTTTCAGATGAGAAGACCAAATTTTCAGAGGTTAGATTTGCTTCTAACCAATCAATCGGGTTTTGTTGAAAGATTACATCTTTTACGTCTGTGGTAACGACATAACGATATTCATTTTTACGGAGATATTCGTAGATGTGGCCGAACCGTTCAACGTGAATTGGCATTTTTGATTCGTAACTCAAGTTTCCGCTTTGGTCTTGGTTGAAACCAATAACCTTAAAACCTGCTTCGTTTACTTTTTTAACTGTTGGTGCATCACAGTTCATCAGAATAAGGACTTTATCACCCTCAAATCCTGATTTGTTAATGGAATTAATCCAATATTTTAACTTGTCCCAATCGTAATTGGTACTTGCACCTATAATCAAGTCTTTCATAATATACTCCAGTTGGTTTACTTAGTTCGTTTGTAGTCTTTAAATTTGGCAATGTTTTGGCCTGGCGTATCTTTCTTATACGTATTTGCCAGTTCATTAGTTCCATATGCACCTGCGCCTGACTTCGGCAGAATATCAGGCTTTGTTTCTTCACGTACACTCTTATGTAGTTTCACACCAGTAACGTCTTGGACGACTTTCCAAGCCTGCTCATGTCGTTTGTTTTTAACATGGTCATTAAACTCTTTGTGCTGTTTATCGTTTGCCTTTTGTTTGAACTTGATTAGTTCCATGATACCGATGTTGCCGGGATATGAGGCCTCTAACAATTCTTCGTACTCTTTAAATCGCATATCAACCTCTGGTCAAATTCAATATCTTTTGAATCTGTGCTTCTAATAGTGGGCCACGATTAGGCCATTTGATAATTGGTTGGTCGGCAGTCTTCAACAACTTGGTAAGAAATGGAAGAATAATCTTTTCCACTTCTTTCAGTCTAGTTTTGTATTCATCAACTGTTTCTTCCTTCTCAGCAATAACAGCATTGTATTCTTCTTCATCAATTGCGGTAAAACCAAAGTCATCATCGCCATATTCGGCCATAATCTCATTGATATTAAACTTTTTTTCTGCCATTAATTGCTCCAATTTTTGGTTGCGTTAAAGTTGGCGTGTGCAAATTCTAATCGATCAATCAATTTAACTGCATTGCCTTTTAGTCTATCAACTGCCACAAAACCTTCAGGATTAGTAATTTTAAAACCATCATCAGTACGTAAAAACGTATTAGTAACTTGTCTCATCTGTTGTAACTTCTTAACAATCATATTCTTTGCAGTAACTAACAGATTCATCAAATCAAATATAGCCTTCAAATCTTTGGCTGCATTGTTAAAGAAACGCATAATCTCTGTCTTCTCTTTGATGCGTTTCTTTTTAGTATCTGCTTTCTTTGCGTCACTAATATCTTTATTTAACTTTGCTTCAACCCATCGTGTTAACTCAAAGGTGTGAGCTCTTGTATCTCTAATGGCCTGGCCTGCACGAACTTTTGTATTATTAAAAGTCTTAATGTAGGTCATAATAATTTCACTAGCAGAAATACGATTTAAATTTAATGCATTGATTGACTGAAATGTTTTACCTGCTTGAGAGAGTGTGTTAGTAATTATAGAAGTTTCTTCTGCTGTGAATGTGGCAGTACCTGAAGCATCTGTAAATGATGCATCACGGAACCAAACATCTTTAGTTGTGGTTAGGTGACCAATATCAATGTTGAATGAGGCTTTCATATCGGCCATTGTTTTGCCTGTATATGATGTGTGAAACACAATACCCATTTGAGCACTAAGCATCATACGAGCCAACTTAGAATCAGAAGGAACGGCATAGACAATTGTATTTGGTTGAAACGTGATGTAATTTTCACCATCAATATTCTTTTCTGCAATATCACCTTTAGCAAACATCATGTCACCTTGCAGCACACCTTTAATGCCTAACTTAGGCAGATAACGTAATGCGACTTTGAGTTTAGAGTTTAAGCCTTCTGAAGTATGATTTGCATCAATATCTGCATCAGTATAGTTTAACTTTGGATTGGCATTGAAGACGCCTTTAGTACCAACAAAGAACTTACCATTCTCAGGGTTGATACCACAAAAGACAGCAGGCGCACCATCCCATTTTGTTGTGACATTTACTTTTGATTGTGAATGACCAGCCAACATATCACGTAGAGATTGGAGAAAATTAATTGCATCACGAGCACCAGGAACACCACGATTTAAAACTTCATCTTCAATGTGTTCTAGGTGAAGGTTCTTACCTTCTTTTGCTTCGGTTAAAAATTGTGTGAAGTTCATGTTAGTATATCTTTACGAATGGACCATTAGTATCTCTAAATTCTTTTTTTGCACCATAATATAATGTTTTCAGCCAATCTTGCATCAAACCTTTTTTTTCTATAACTGCCCATGCGTATGCCCAACGCATACAAGTTAATTTAGAAGAAAGTCTTCCACCAGCATATTTCGAACTTTCTTCTCTAATACAATAATCTAAAACATCCGCAAATGAGCCAGTGGCCACTTGTTTACCTTTGTACATGACTTTTAAATCACCAAAATCTATACCCGTGCCATTAACTTTAAATTTGGTTAATTCTTTTTGAAAGTCTATCCAATATTTTTTAGTTTCTGGTGTCCATTTTCCAACAGGTGGAATATATGGATCTTTACCTGCATTTACTGGCCTAATTATTCCTAATTTGGAATAATTTTTACTAAAAAAATCATCAATAGCATCAGCAGAAGCTTTACCAATTTTAGCACCAGCATCTTTACCAGTTGGTGTCAAATCTGTTTGTACACCTCCTCTAGGTGTTGACATATTAAAATTTCTTGTCTGCCAATTAATCAAACTATCTCCAGCTTTAAATTGTCCTGCTATTTCACCATTGTCAATTTCTGTTGGTGTTTTAGTATTGGTACCAAAATTCGCATAACACTTTAATGGACCAACATTTTCAAAAATCAATTCTTTAGCTTTTCCCTTACCCATATTTGATAATTCTAAATCGGCAGTTTTTTTAGTTTTTGAAATCGCTTTCAATGAAACAGGCACCAAATCTTTACTTTGTATCAATTCTCTCATGTAAGCATTTAAAGAATAAATATTTGCCATTTCATCAGGATTTTTAGTAATTGAATCCAATTTTTTTCTTATTGCATCTTCTTTTGTTTTTCTAACCATGTAAATATCAGCGGGGTCCCAATTATCTTTTGTTGAAACTCCACATCTAGTTTTGGCAATATCTTCAATGAACGACATAAAACCAGATTTCTCATCACGGGAATAATCATAACCTTTGTTATTAGTTCCCAAATAATTTTTTAATGCGATAGCTTGTTTCTCAAAGGTGCTCATCCAGGATTTTCTTAATGCTAGATTTTTTGCAAGGTCTGGATAAACTTTTACAACTTCAGAAAATAATTCAGATTCGGATGGAACTTTAGAACTTTCAATATATTTTCTAAAATACACCTTTGAAGCATTTTCTTGTTTTGCTGTTTCTTTTGCATTTCCTGCCATTTAAATACTCCGTTTGTTATTGGAGTATTTATCCTACCTGGTTTATCTAATGATGTCAAGCACTTTATCACCAGTCCAAACTTCTTGTTCAGTTCTGATACGATTATCAGCCTTTAACGTATCAAACCGATTGATAGCCTTTTTACGCCACCACTCTGTGATATTGGCCAAATTGTGTTTATCATAGTTCTCACCTGGAATTAACTTATCAGTCTTTCCATTTACAAAATCAACCATGTTTTTAAACCCATAGTCTGAAATAAAGTACCGTTTCTGCTCGTTTAAGTTCTTGGCATTGTCAATGGTCTGTGCAAACTTAGTAGCCTCTGGTGTGCCTTTCAGGCCAATCTTAATCATAGACACTATAGCATTAGAGATTTTCAATTTACGGCTAGATGCATCAGGTGGTGCTAAGTCTTTACCTGTGATATTCTCAATGTATTCTTTGAGATCACTATAAGTTTTACCATGCAACATTGGTAAGAAATCACTATCAGTTAAACCTTTGAAACGAATCAGAGGTTTCATACCATCATATTGTGATACTGCCTTTGAAGAACCATACAAACTGGTTGTTTCAAACAAGCAGGTGGTCATCTTATACTTTTCATCCAACATTCTACGCACTTCATGTGTAGTACAAATGGCTGCAAGTAATTTACCACCAAGATAATTAAAACCAAATGGTTGTGCAGGTACAATCACAAAACCCATGGCGGCACATTGATTAAACAATTGAGCACCACCTTCATGTTGTGTGAATACTTGGCCAAGCATTTCATTACGAGGTTTACAATTGATAACAGGAGAACCAAGACGAATAAAACCAACCCACTTCTGTGACTTCTTCTCAAACACAGCCAATCGCAAACAACGGCCAGGAATACTGGTCATGTTTGAATGACTAGAAATCATATTAAGATAAATGTCCCATCTATCTTGTGGCAACTCCATGATTTCAAATTCCATATCAGCAGGTGACATGGTAAAATCAGAGAACAAATCTTCTTCTGGTCCCATGCCAGGCAAAGTAAATGGTCTTTCTGCCATTGAGTTTAGTTTTTGTTCACGCATGTATTCATCAATACGACCAAACTTATCAAAGTAGTTTGAGAATACATCAGCACAATGCACGGCTTGTTCTTTAGTTAGCGTCATACTTTAAGACCACCAAAGTTCTTATTGAATTTCTTCTCACGATTACCAAATGTATTAAGTGGCACATCATTCTTTACCTGGCCAGAATCGGCGATATCGGCCTGTGCTGATGGTTCTGCATCATACAATCGCATCTTACCACGGTCAACACCAACAACAAATCGTTTGTTATTATTGGGATCAGAGTACCGATTCTTCAGTTGTTTCACCATGATTTGATTTAGTTGTTGCAGTTCTTCAGTTGTAATCAAAGCAAACATAAAGTCGGCAGTTGCAGGCAAACCAAACGATTCAGAAGTATCTTCCAAACCAACATCAGAGTTACTGAAACCACTACGAGTTGTTTGTGTAGCAGAAACAATTGGCACATTGTGTTCAACAGCCAAACCACGGAGTTCTTCTGCAATAGATTTGATGTATGTGTAAGAGTTTACAGAACCACCAGCCTTGATACGAGCAGATGCACAGATGTTTAGATAATCAATAAAGATAATATCAGGCACAAAGTTCTTCTTCAAGTGTAGTTCACTCAACAAGGCTCTAAAGTGTAAAGAAGAAGCACTAGCAGTCGGATATTCTTTGATAATCAATTTGCCATGTGCCTTGTTCTGTAAGACTTTAAACTTGCGTTCATAATCTTCCTTAGTCATTGTTTGCAATTCATTCAAATCAATATTTAGCAAATTAGCATCGATACGTTCAGCAATTCTTTCTTCAGCCATTTCTAAGGTAATATACAATACATTCTGACCTTGAGACAAACAGGCACCAGCAACGTGACACATGAACAAGGATTTACCAACACCAGTACCAGCAAGTGCAATGTTTAGTGTCTTAGTTGGCAGACCACCCTTAGTAATCTTATTGAAGATATCAAGGTCGAATTTGACACGGGATTCAACCTTGTGATAAAAGTCAAAACGAGATTCATAATCGGACATATAATCATGGCCAATGTGTTGGTCAAATGAAACACCAAGTGCATCACTCAACAGTTTTGGAATCTCACCTTTTGGTTTGATACCATTTTTGTCATCAAGTATTGATACTGATTCCATAATGGCATTGTAATTCTTCT